GCTTCGTGTAATACATGCTCCATCTCTACCCAGGTTACTGTGTCAGGACTATCCATAAGATAATCGTAAAGACAAGCAAAGGCAGCTTGAGCAATGTTTTCAGGTCGACCGTAAACATCATGCTCGTTGTAATGATACTCGGAATTGCCTTCTAGTATAGCTTCGCAATCACGTGTGTAGATAACTGCGTTGTCAATCCATTCATGAAAGAAATCGTAGAAGTCATCTTGATTGTTTATATCACCCTGGTGAAACGCATGCCATGCATCTTCGCTGAATGATTGGTCCATTGCTTCTAATTTCCAATTGTGTAATGCTCTATATAATTCCATATTGTTTTATTTTATATTATTATCACGTTTGTATTTATTTTGTTGTGTATTTTAGTACATATTTTGTTGCCATTGTGGAATACCCGAGTTATATCTTTCCCAATATTCTTGTTCAATTATTTTTATTCGTTCTTGCGTTATCTTTGCAATAGTTTTTCTGCTATTCTTTCTAGTTTTTTTCATTAGTACATTTTATTTTTACGAATGTATTCGCCTAAGGATTTTTGTGATCGCTCAATTGCAATTCGATTTGTTTCTTGATATTCGATAATTTCAATTGCATCGTTTATATTTGGACAGTATACAATAGTTGTTGCAGGGTCGTGACGGTTTTGAAAGTACATGGTAACACCAGGCATTGTTTCGTCATGGTCAGAATACATTTGTTTTTTACCTTTATATATTTTGTAAAGGAATGTATCGTTGAAACTTCGGTTGTAAGCTGGTATTGCACCGCTTTCTACATCTTTAACTATTGCTTTTATCATATCTTTTATTTTAGTAGCCGAGATTTGTGAATCCTAATTTTATTACACCGTAGTACATTGTTACAAGCCATAATGGAATGAAGATACTTATTGCGATTATTCGGATTATATTCTCGATTGTTATTAATTTTTTTATTGTAGTCATTTGTTTTATTTTATATTATTATCACACATTAAATTATTTTGTTGTGTATTTTATAGTATATCTTGCTTAATTCTAGGTAGACTGTTGTGAGTCCATAAATTACCTTTAGAGTGTGTTCTTCTAGTTGTTGAGGTCTTACGCTTAATTTGTTTCACGGACTCATTAAACTCTTTCTGTGTGAATCCTTGGATAGTGTCGTAGCCATCTACTTGTTTCCACTGGTTTGCACGTTCTTTTTTCTGTTGAGCTGAGTAAGCTAATAAGTCTTTCATGTTCATAATTTATATTTTTAAAGTTGTGCCCTGCATTGATTAATATTGTTTTAAGAGAGGCAATCAATTTTATAAAACTCTCATTTATATTATCACAACTTTAGTTATTTTGTTGTGTATTATATTTGTTTATCATTTCTTTTAAGGCGTTGATATCTCGCATAACATCCATTGATTGAACAATTCTATCATTATCCCAGTACAATTCATGTTCTTTATATAAGTGATCTAACACATCTTGGAAGCTTTTATTAAGATTTCCATCATTCATTAACACTCTTTCTTGTACTTCTTTTTGAAGTCTTTTCATTCTTAATTCTTTCATATTATTTATTTTTTAATTCTTCTTGCATTTCTAATACTAACCATATTAAGTCACCATTACTCCATTCATTTAAGCTTTCAAAAGTATATTCTGTTTTCATATTATATTAGTTTTTTAGTTAGCATTAACATTCTTTCATACCATTCTATAATGGTTTCATCATATTTCATTTCATTATCTAAGTTTACAATCTTATCTAATTCATTTATAATTTCTATTTCATTTTTAATTTGAATCTCACTTCCCCAGTAATCTTTAATATAAAAGGATGTTTTTTCTCTAAACTTAGCTAACTCTTTTACTATCTTTAATCTTACATTCATAATACTTATATTTTAATTACACTTATATTATCACATGTTAATAATATTTGTTGTGTATTTTTTATTAATATAACTACAAAAATGTAACAATAAAGTAAAAATGTCCCTTTTTGCAAATATTGCACTATAATATAATATATACTATTAAATAATTAAAATACTAAGATATAATTATTAATAACACAATTGTAAAAGTAAATACTATAAAACATTAATGTACAATTATTATATATGCAGTGATAATAGAATATATACACGTATATAACAACAAAACAATGTAATAAACGTATATAATGTGACGATAACAATGTATAAACGATAATAATGCAACGTATTGACACGTATATTGTTACAATGGCATGTCATATTGATAGGATATTGTATGTTTTACTGTAAATATGATAGTAAAACGTTACATTTATTGCATATATGGGGGCTTTATATAATATGATTTTCCTATGTACTTGGTTATCAAATACATATGTGTTATACAAAACTTCTATATACGAAACAATAAAATTAGAGTTATGCCGGATACATTTATAAAAAATAACATGTCTATCGTGCTATCTTTTTTAGTTGCTGTGTTTACAGCAGGCGGTGTATTTGCAGAGTTTACGGCTATTAAGAATGAGCTTACAACTGTGCACGAGCGTCTTGATAAAAAGATAAAGGTTATAAACAACCTTGAGGACAGGATATTAGATATGGAAAAGCAGTTAGAATACGAACGTGGATTCTTAGAAGCTGCAGCTAAAAAGAAAAGATAATATGTCACGAACAAGAAGAAGAATGAGTCGAAGACGATCAGGTTCAAACCTATCTTCACCATTCCCATTAAAGGACAGTTGCTACCATAGTGTGAAAGCAAGGTATGATGTATTTCCATCTGCTTATGCTTCTGGAGCTATAGCAAAGTGTAGAAAGAACAAAGGAAAAAAATAAGATATGTCATTAACTAAAGTAACATCGGATGTATTAGAAGCGCGTTATACAGACGCAGCGGTTATAAGCGGTACGTCTGGTACTATTAGTGTTGACTGGTCGGCAGCCGCGGTATATAAAATGAATGCATCGTTAACCGGTGCAGCTACATTAAACTTTACAGGATTTGTAACAGGGCAAGTATTAACTATATATGCTTTGCAAGGAGCTCAAACATTAACATTGACTTCCGACGCTACTAGCAGCTCTACATTCCATAAAGTCGGCGGCGACTACGACGGATCTTCCGATCCTAATGTATTACAAGTAGAGTGTTTAGATGATAATAGTGTAAATGCAGTATTTGCATATACAGTAGCTACCTCAGCAACAGATCCAACACCATAATATGAAAGCAAAAGATTATAACGGAACTATAAAAACGTTCCCAGCAGTTCCCAAATCATATGGAAATATAATTGGAGGATTCGATTTGCTATCAGACAGTGAGCTACAAGGGTATGGATTCTATAATTTGGTCACGCCAGAATATAATGATTCAATACAGGAGCTAGGCGATATATCATTTGATTCGGATAACAATCAGTTTGTATACGCTATTGTAGATATTACATGGGAAGAAACTCTTGCAGAGTTAAAAGCTCAGCAAATAGCATTAGCTAAATCAGATGCGGGGTCTATATTAAGGGCTACTGATTGGATAATAGTAAGAGATACTGAACTAGGCAATACCACAGATCAAGCGACTCTAGATAGTAGAGCAGCGGTAAGAACAGCGTGTGATGCTCATGAAGCAGCAATAAATAGTAAAACAACCAAAGCTTCAGTTATGTCATACTTAATAACTTATTAGTATGAGTGTAAACGGTAAAAAATTATTTGTACCAGCAGCAGCCGCAGGCGGGGTAGATTTTTTTGGCGATGGAAGCGGTATAGCCTGGTATAAATTTCAAGGGAACTTAAATGATGAATCAGGCAACTATAATGCCACTGCACCATCTTCCGGGCCTGCTGAAGGTTATACTACCAGTATTGTAAGATTCGGAACACAGAGCTTTGCTCCTACAGGATCAGGATCAACATCAAATGGTGGGGCTTTTACAACAAGTCTACCAACAACCAAAAGAACTGAATCTTTTTGGGTGTATCAAACCGGACGTCATACAGATGACACGCTAATACTTTCTTTAGATATAGAAAGAGAAGCTTATAATGGTGTTTATTTGTTTGATGCGTTAGGTAACGTGGCTACAGGAATACCAAATATGTCTACGGGCACATGGCATCATCTAGTAGTAAGTTATAACGGATCTAACCAAACTAAGATTTATATAGACAATAGCTTAGGTGGCACAAAAACCAGAAGTGGTGGAACTCTTACTAGAACCAATGTAGCTTCTTTTTCACAGGGACAAGATGCCCCTAGAACTAAACTAGTTAATTTAAGAGTATTTAATAGAGAAATTAGTGCCGCAGAAGTTACGGCATTATATCAAGAAACTTGGGCATAATAAAAAACATAAAGATATGATAAAAGGAATAGGGCCGCAAAACTTAGGCTCACAGGGGATGAACCCCAAAAGCACACCATGCGGTCATTCTAGATCGCCTTTAGATTTTAACGAAAAGTTACGCGCAGCAGAAGCAGCGGGTAAGCTTCCAGATTCATTTGCATCGGCAGTTAGATCAGAAGGGGATTCCCCTATGCTCTACCAAGGTGATATTGATAATATACAAGCAGCAGCAGATACCTTATCTAAACATAATATCGGCGGCGGCGGAAGCGGTGGCGGTAGTGCAGCATCACCTGCAGCGCCTGCAACACAGCTTGAAAACTTTTTTACTAAAACACAAGCAAGTCTTGCATCAGCTGTTAACAATCAGTCAAGAGGTACAGCTAGCGCTCCAAGCGCAGGAGGCTTTACACAAGCTGTTGTAAACCCTGCTAGACCAGAACCAATTCCGAGCGCAGTTCCACGTGGAAGCTCTAATGCAATACTAGGTCCGGCTTCAGATAGAATAATCAATCAAGATTATGATAGACGTCAAAGTCTTCCTTTAGAAGGTCCAGACTTTAGTAGAATGGGTAGCGGTAGATATATGTAAAATGGCAGCTGGTAAAACAAAGCGCGTAAAAGCGCCCGATAGCTACCATTGGATGAAAAAAGGAAATAGCTATAAACTTATGAAGCATACAGGTAAATTTGTAAAGCACCCTGGGGCTTCATTATATGCTAATTTCCCAATACAAAAAATTCATAAAAGTGGCAGTAAGAAAAACTAAAAAAGGATTAGCACTTAAACGTTGGTTTAAAGAAAAGTGGACTGACGAAAAAGGCAATGCTTGTGGTTCCACTAAAAATAAAAAAACAAAAAAGTGCCGCCCATCTAAAAGAGTATCTCGTAGTACTGTAAAGACGTGGAGAGAAATGTCTCCCGCAGAAAAGAAGAAAGCGGTTGCAGAAAAGAAGCGAGTTGGTATGGGTAGAAAAACGTCTCAGATAAGAAGAAAAACAACTAAACGCAAAACCAAAAAATGAAACTCCCAAAGAACGGCGTAGCCAAAGAAATACGACACTACGTAGGAAGCTTATTTATATTCCTACTAGTAATGGCAATCATATTTATTTTAATGCGATACCCGGTTCTAGAAACCAACAAAGAAGTTGTTATGATGTTGATTGGTACTATATCAGCGTCTATTGGTCTTGTGGTTAGTACAATCACAGGAGCTAAGCCTGATGACGTCAACGCTTTAAAGTCAAGTCTAGAAAAGAAAGAACATCAGATTGAAACTTTAGTAGCAGCCAAAGATAATTTAGAAGAAATGATTATTAACCTACAAAGGCAAATTCTTGAAAATCAAGATGATGTTATGGATAAAATCATTTTAAAAGCAGCATTAGATTACGACGATAGAATAGCTGCTAAGAAAATACTTAAAGATAATGAGTCAGAAACTAACCCTTAAAGCCCGAGCGGCTAAGGCTAAGCGGGATTTGCAATATGCGAATTCACCAGCACGTAAGAAAAAACGAGCAGATAGCCAAAAGAAACGTAGAGCTGCAAAGAAGGCGGGTAGATCTCTGACCAATAAAGATTACGATCATAAAGACCGAAAATTTAAAAGCGTAAAAGCAAACCGCGGAAACGACGGTAAAGGAACAAAAATAGAAGGTAAAAGAAAATATTAAATTATGAGCAAAGCAAACAAATACCTAAAAGAGCAAAAAGCTAAAAAGAAACAACGTGCAACACAAGCATTTCGTGAAGGTAAAGGAAGAATTAAAGAAGACAGCAGTGCGAAGCGTGAAGCCAGAGGTGTTAATAGTGGACTAGGAACAGGAGGCGAAGGTAAAGTAGCAGGTTCAGCGGGTACTAGAGGTATCAAATCAACAAGAGGAGGTAACACAACACGTGTGGTTACAGAAAAAGGAGCAAATGCTATTAAAAAGAAAGGATTAGTAGATAAAAGCTCTAAACTTAAAAATACCGGTCGCTTGGTAAAAAAAGCAGATGGTACGTTAAGCTCTACTACACGCCCAAAGGCAAAATCAGTAGTAGCAAAGAAAAAGAAAGAGAAGGCTAAAAATAAAGAACCATTAAATTACGGAACACCTATGAACTATTCAATGAAACCCGGCTCAAGAGAAAAAGATTCTCCTGGCGCATTTAGAGATACTGCTATAAACAAATATATGGGATCGGGCATTAATTACGGAACCGAAGGAGATGCTCCACTAAATGATGGGCATGATAAAAAACGTAAGTTAGGTACAGAAGGAATGACTGCTGACCAAAAAGTAGCTTATTACAAAAAGCAGAGCGAAAATATGAAGAAGAAAAAATCATCTTCTAATAAAGCTCCACGCGGTCCTCAAAATATTAGTGCAGGTGGTGTAAAAGGTCGTGCTACAATTAAAGGTCAATACGAAAAAAATACAGACTTATTAGAAGAAGGCAAGAAAGTATATAAAAAAGTAAAAAAATACTTTAGCTCTTAATGCCTATTAAAAAAAGAAAACCAGCTCCTTCTCGCAAAAAGTCATTAGGCTATTATGCGAAGGTTAAGAAGGGCGGTGGCGCAGGTAAAAAAGCCGGAGGCGGTATGACTGCTAAAGGTGTTAAAGCTTATAAAAAAGCTAATCCTGGTAGTAAGCTTAAAACAGCTGTTACTACACCACCTTCTAAATTAAAAAAGGGCAGTAAAGCTGCTAAGCGAAGAAAATCATTTTGCGCACGTTCAAAAAGCTGGACCTCAGAAAGAGGAAGAGCAGCACGTCGTAAATGGAATTGCTAAAATAAAATTAAATTAAATTAAATACAATTAAATGACACAATTTGGCGGACCAAAGCTCGTTAAGAAAACATATTTTAAAGACGAAGCTAAAAGCAAATTAATTAAAGGAATAGAAAAGATAGCAGATGCCGTTGGCTCTACATTAGGAGCTAGCGGTAAAACTGTAATATTAGAAGACGACTTCGGTGGTCCTCACGTAACTAAAGATGGTGTTACTGTAGCCAACAGTATATTACTTCAAGATCCAGTTGAAAACTTAGCTGTATCTATGATGAAGCAAGCTGCGCAGAACACGGCATCAGTTGCCGGTGATGGAACCACAACGTCAATAGTACTTACTAAAGCTATTATAGATTCTTATTTTAAATTAGAAGGTAACAAGTTTTCCTTCAGAGACATTAAGTCTGGTATTAATAAGTTATCTAGTGTTGTTGTAGATGAGCTAACTAAAAGAGCACTACAAGTGGATGATAAGATGTTACACGACGTTTCTATTATATCTGCTAACAACGATCACGATCTAGGAAACTTAATTACACAAGCCTTTTTAAATGCAGGTGATAATGGTATTGTTACCATGGAAACATCACCTACTAATGATACTTACATTGATTCTGTAGAAGGAACTAAAATAGGTAGCACATCAAAATCTCCTCACTTCCATACTAATAAAGAAAAAGAAGTTAGCGAGCTAGAAAATCCTTTGATTTTTATGAGTGCTTCTAGTATACCTAATGTAAGAAAAATTCAAGACATCTTGGAGTATGCTATTAAGACCAATAGATCCATACTCCTTATTGCACCTTTAGAATCGCAGCCATTAACTGCGTTAGCTATGAATAAAGTAAAGGGCAATATTAAGGTCAATGTTGTTGAACCTCCTAGTTTCGGTCTAAAACGTAAAGATATATTGGAGGATCTCGCATTGCTTGTCGGAGCGAAAGTATTTGATGAGTCACTTGGTGATTCTATTGATGCTATCACCACTGACATGTTAGGGTCGGCTGATAAAGCCATTTCAGATAAAGATGGTACTGTACTTGTTGTGTCAGAAAAAAGTGACGAAGTACAAGAGCGTATTGATTATTTAAAAACTGAACTTGAGAAAGAAGATCATTTTGTTACTACAAAACATTTAAATGATCGCTTAGCTTTATTATCAGGAGGTGTATCTGTAATTTATGTAGGTGCGGCAACTGAGGTAGAACTAAAAGAAAAACAAGACAGAGTAGATGATGCTATACACGCAGTTCGTGCGGCTAAGAAAGAAGGAATACTACCAGGTGGTGGTTCTGCTTTAGCTTATGCGGCAACAGCGGATTGGAAGTTAGAATTAAACCAAGGCGAGCTTAAGGGTGTAGATATACTAAAAGACGCGTTGGTTGCGCCATTTACAAAAATATTAGATAACGCTGGCTTATCTCCAAAATCTTATACACTAGATGGTTGGGGCATTGGCGTAGACGTAAACTGCGGTTGTCAAAAAGTAATGATAGACATGGGTATTATAGACCCATTGCTAGTTACTAAGACAGCACTCAGTAGTGCTATTTCAGTAGCAACAACAATTTTATCAACAGAATGTGTAGTAAGTAACGTGAGAGAATAATGAAAGCTATAGGTAATTATATTATATTAAAAGAAATTTTAGAACAATCTAAGAAAACAGCAGGTGGTTTAGAACTTGCTGAAAAACATAGAGAAGACATAAGATACAGACAAGGCCGGGTAATTTCATCCGGTCCTAGTCAATTAGAAAAAGATCAAGTTATATTGTTTGATAGGGTAGCAGGCCATCAAATTGAACAAGGCAACGATATATATAAGGTTATTATGTTGAGAGACGTAGTGGCTATTGTATAATGGATAGAAGCGACTTCGCACAGCGAGGCGAGCTAAAAGTTGATTTTT